ATCAAGGTGAATGGAATAAAGAAGATGATAATAAAACCCATTTGAGGAAAGCAATTACAAAAATAGCAGATAAAAATATAAAATTACTTCCACAGTTTCGAGAGAAATATCCAGAATATAAGAATTCCTCTTCAAAAGTATCAGATAAATATGATAAGATGGTTGTAGAAGTTATGACTATAGACCAAGATAAGAATGAAAAAATTATAAAAAATATTTCTAAGGTTATAACAATAAAATAGTTGAGTTCTTTAAGTTCTTTAATTTATTATTTAAATATCATAGAATATTAATGGATATATTATATGAAATTGGTGGTTATGCTCCTATAATATTAATACTTATTTCCTGGTATGTATTATGGAATCATAATAATTTTTTTTTCTACTATAATGTCGGTTTAATTTCCAATTCTATTTTGAATATAATTTTAAAGGGTTTAATTCAACAACCAAGACCAATATTTGACAGTAAAAAGATAGCATTAATGTCAAAACATACTAAAGATTATTTTTTTCAAAATGGTATTCCATTTGATATATATGGTATGCCATCAGGTCACGCACAAATGGCGTTTTTTAATTCAATATTTATATATTTATCATTAAAACATAAAAATTTATTATACTTGTGTTTAATTATCTCTCTATTTATTTGCTATCAAAGAATAAAAATACAATTTCATTCTATACCACAAGTTATTATCGGCGCAATAATTGGTTCATGTTTTGGTTATCTTATTCATCAATTAGCTGGAGAGAAGATAAAGGGTAAAATAAGTGAAAAACCTGACGATAATGGTCCCATATAGTGATTTCTTCACAAGAAATACAATATCATAAGTAATAACAATAGTCATCTATTGAACGGATAAATTGTAAATTATTTATTATAATGTTTTATTATAATAAATGTCATGTGTTGGTAAATCTGGAGCTGGTGATAATCCTAATTATGCTGAATATATCGATTTTATTAATAATAAAATTAAGAATAAATCTATTACTTGTCCAAGAAATACGGGTTTTTTGCCTAGTTTTACACCAATTTTACATAATTTATCTGTTACAGAAAGCATACCAGGTGTATACTCACTTGTTTATGTAAATGGTTCGAATTTTTTACCTAATGGAACAACATTTATACAATTCGGTGAATTAGGATATTTACCCGTGACTTATTATAGTTCATTCAATTTATCATTTGTTGTTCCTTTAAACGCAACTTCAGGTAATTATGCTGTAAAAGTTGTAAATTTATATAATGGAAATTTTAGTCCACCCATTAATCAAAGTTATTCTGGCAATTTAAATTTTTCAAATTCAATAACTTATACTATTATTTAAAAATTGGAATTATATATTATTTATATATTTATATATTTTATATACAATATTATGACAAATATAGAAAGGGTTTTTATATTCACTTTATTAATATCTTTATTAATTAGTTTTTATTTTTTTATTAACCATATGATTTTAAGAGATAAACAACATTCAAATATTTTTAATACTTGGCAATTCCCTATGTTATTTGGTATATTTTTAGATTCGATTTATAATTTTTATTAATTATTATTAATTTTTGTTAATTATTATTAATTTTATCATATAAGCAAATTATTTACTACTAAGCTAATTTATTTAGTACGATAATAAATTAAAAGTTGATAACTTTTTGTAAAACTCCATCTTAATGGTGTACCATCATAGTCATTTGTTCCGTCAAATTCCCATTCCATATTGCTATTCAGTTTATTTTTCCATTGTAGCGGTCCCAAACGATGAAAACTGGCACCGTCGTAACCCATTTCTTTACCTTCACAAGTTATTACTGAGCAAAAATGCTGTTGAGATATATCACGAACAACAGCGCTATCAATTTCATATTTCGCATTTTTAACAGAAAATGAAGTAGGTTTTTTATTAAATTCAGACGCATTTTCGTCATAAATTTCAAGAACAATAATATGTGGTAAGTGTGTCATTTTTTGGACACCTGATGTTACAGCATCTTTCCACTTACTATTTGTATCACGAATAAAAAGCAATTGTATAGAACTATTATGTAAATAATTTATTATGCTTATATAGTATAATAACGGATTACCTGCTTCATCTATATCAACAATATATGGGTATTTTGTCTTATATGAATCAGAAATACCTTTATATAATAAATGAATTATACTATTTGTATTTAATTTATAAGCAAATTCATTACCTGTTAAACAAGCATCTATACCAAAATTTAATAAAGCAAAAGCATCCCTCAAATTTTCTGGAATAACTGTACCATCTTGTTGTTTTCCTTCAATCATTAATTGACGTAAAAAATGAAAAAATTTACGACCTTTATCGCTAACAAAAAATGTCACAAACATCGCATTAAACCAACAATTAGATTGTGATTGAATTGGAGGCACTATTTTCTTTGGATTTATATGTTTGTTTGCCATTAAATTATGTAGTAAAAATGTTTTAGCTTCTGGTTTATAATAATAATAACATTTACCGTTAATGCCTATTTGTAATTTGTTTTCTAATTTAAATGCTTCTTCTGTATTACATTCCATTAAATCACTTCGTTCAATTGATTTCAATGTCACTAATTCTTTATTTATTGTTGGAGAATATGACCCCTTTTTTAATGATACATTAATTTTTTTACTTAATTTACGTATATGACTTGGAGTTGAATTAGGCATTATAAATTCTTTATTTCTTATTGTTCTTTTTTTTCTGTGTTTCATATTTTTTCTATGTTTTCTATTTTTGCTTGTTTTACTCATAATATTAAATAATATTTTAAAAAATATTAATCTAATATTATAATATTATTATATACATATAGAAAGATGTCACACCCGACATTTATACAACAATCACAAGCAGCATCAGCAGACCCTGCTCTCAGCGGGCCGATGGAGTTTGATCACTCGACCACGGATGATGTACCAGCAGCACCTGCGGGTTCGAAGGAGCCATGGGTTATACAGATACAGAATAATATTAGAAATCTAAAGCCATCAATTAACGAAGATGTAGAAATTCTTTTTTTATGGGTTGCTCATGGAAGCAATGTTTCATCAATGAACACTTATACAGAAATTAAAGATTTTAGATTTCAATCTGTGTTGCTTTATGGTTCATCTTATGAATATAAGTATCCTCAAGAGCTTACAAATCTATTAAAGAATGATGTTTGTCGCTTGCTTTTGGGTGCATGTCCTTTTGTTCCAAATAAACAAAAGCAAATTTTTGTTCCACCAATTCAATTAAGTGTTTATGCCAACGAGACAAAGTCCGATATAATAAAGGCTACTGGTTTATATGTTATATTTGTAGCAAAAGAAAAAACTCCTACGATAGATGATAAAGGAAAAATAGAGAAATGTAAGATTGTAAATAATAATCATATTATAAAAATATTTGATCACACAAATATGGTAAATCTTTTTGGCGATAATAAACCTATAGCTTATTCCAAAATTTTAAAAAATACGGGGAAGTTAGCCAAGGATTTATTACCTGCTGATAAAATAAATATTGGTATTTTTTCATGTCAGTCATCATCTCCCTCTGTTAGAGAGGCTGTAAAAAATCGCTCAATACACGATATGATTCCACGTATAATACATCAAAGTCCACGCGCAACCATTCTTTCCAAGGAGGATTTAGAAAAAGAAGGCAGTGGGATGTTTCTAAATTTTCTTAGTTTTGGTTACAATACACAAGATAATACGATACGTGCAAATTGGTCTACCTTAAATGGTCTGGATTACCAAGGGTGTGCAATAAATGTTCTTGCGTTTTATGGTTTCATACCTTTACCAATCGCACAGGGATATGCGACATGTTTAATGAGTGAAGGCAGTCCCACTTGTAAAATTGTAGATCAACTTAATAAATATTTCGCAAAACGAAATAATATAGCTATTAATGACACCAAATATGTTATCGAACGCACCAGTTTCAGTACAGCTGCTAATTTAATAGCACAGGCGATTAAACAAAATCCTAATGAGGGTTACGTATATATTTTTAAAATGACAAAAAACCAGTATACTGATACAAATCCAAAGGCATATGGACACACTATTTCAATTACAGTATTAAATAACACAAAAACGGGGAAAAAAGAAATATATTTAATTGACCCTCAATTAGTAAAAGCAAACGACTTTACCCGTGCCAAAGTACTATTACATGTTGTTGATAATAATTTTAATGTTCCAATTGTTTCTCAAAATATTCAAAATGTCTTACAAACAAAAGAAGAATATCAAGGTTTTAATTCAATAGATTTAATATTTTCGCTAAGTAAAAATAAAATAACAGAATATATCAATTTACCCCTAGACACTATATTACAACCTGGTAGTCAATCTTATCATACAATTATTCCACCATGCCCTTCTACTCAAACAGCAGGTAATCGTCGTCGTCGCTCAATTCACAAAAAGAAGACAAAATCTACTAAAAGACGACGTCACTCTGCTAAAACCCGCCGACACTCTACTAAAAGACGACGACACAGACGCAAATAAATAATTTGTTTTATAGCCAAACGGAATGTCTTTTTATTTAATCGTAAATAAGAGATTGACTCAATATGTTCATCAAAACATATTCATATTTTGAAAAAATGAAAAATAGTTTTCTTATTTTACTTATTATATAAAATAATATCATTATTTTATATAATGGGAGCAGGTATTTTACCAACAACAATACATAACGGAAAATTATATTTTTTATTCGGAAAAGAAGGAAAATACGAAGATTCCGCTCCTGGTTTTTCAGATTTCGGAGGTGGAACTGACAATTCAGAAACATTTTTAGAAACTGCTGTAAGGGAGGCTGGAGAAGAATTTACTGGTTTTTTAGGTAATGATACAGATGTTCGTAAAATGCTGCGCAAATGTGGCACCTATAATATTGATCACAAAACAGATGGACATAAAACATATCGTATGCACATTTTTCCTTTTAAATATAATGAGTGGTTGCCACACTATTATAATAATAACCAACGTTTTTTACAAAAGCGTTTACCACCAAAAGTATTTAAAACAAGTAAAATATTTGAAAAAGCTGAAATTAGATGGGTTTGTGTCGATGAACTCAAAAAGATGCGTCCTCAATTCCGCTGTTATTTTCAACATATTATTGATATGATGTTAAACCAACAAGAAAGCATAAAAAAATTTATACAAAATTGCGGAAAAAAAAGCACTAAAAAAAAGACACTACGTAAAACTAAATTCAGACGACACAATAAAACCCATAGAGCAAATTAATTTTTATAATTCAATTATTGTTATCACTATCGCTATTATTATAATACTTATACTTAAAAAAATAATTGTTAGTAAAATTGAACGATAACAATCATTTGCTTTTTTATCGTCATCGTATAATAAAGTTTTTGTTATTCTGTCTTCAATAATAGATGTTGTATTATTATTATTTTCTATATCATTATTTTCTATATCATTATTTTCTATATCATTATTTTCTATATCATTATTTTCCATTCTTTTATAAGAATATTATATATTTTTTAAACTATTATTATATAATATGAAACTTACTCATTCTATCATTATTATGTTTATAAGTAGTTTTATTATTCAATACTTTTTACTGCCTCCGATTGTAGTGAATAAAATGGAATATATAACAAATAATATTGGTAAGGCTTATTTAGCAACAATTATGGGTTTATTAATGCTTCTTGTTGAAGTGATGATGCATGATCGTCGATATAACGTTTTAAGTGTTAATTGGTATGGTATTTTATTTGTTGTATTAGCTATTTTGATTTGTCTATATAGAAAGCAAATTGCTGTTGATGATAAACAATATTTAGAAGGAATTATTGAAAATCATTCTATGGCTATATTTCAGAGTGAAGAAATTTTGAAGAAAACTGATAGTTATGATATTGCTAAACTGGCTAAGAATATTATTCAAAGACAAAATGATGAAATTCAAATTATGATTAATTTACTTAAAAAATAAATTATCAAATACTTTTGATTCATCAATTTCTAAATGAACTTCTGGAGGTGATGGCCACTCTGAATATGGTTTTGCTTTTGTAGTTGATTGTGGTAATTCGATAAGTTGTTTAAGTGCTAACATTCTTCTCTCTAATGGTTTCATATTTAATGGTAATTTACGAGACAATTGTTTCCATCGCCATTCAAATTGTAGAGTTGCCTGCCAATCTGGAAAACCAGATACATGTGCTGCTCTTGTCCAAGTCTCACCTTGTGCCACCTTTATACCAGTCGCATGAGCACCGCCTTTTATCTCCTTATTGTGTTGTCTTAACCGACGTTCCAAATCAACAGTTGCGCCTACATAAGTATTTCCTTTAGATGATACTAATAAATATACATATGACATATATTTATTATTTGCTTTTATTTAAAATATTTAAACAAACAATTATATACTATAATAATGTCAGTAAAAGTTGTACAAATAACTATACCAAGTGATAGAAATGTGCCTGATATAATTAATTCATTCTCTCCAGAAGAGAATTATATAATGATTAAAATTGGTAGTGATACTTTGAGAGAAGGTAGAAAGGCTATTACTAATTTAACAAGCGATAATGTTTATAGCAAAATAGAAAGCGATTTTAAAAAGGAGATTGAAAGTTTGGATAATGAAATAGAATTAGAAAAACAATCTTCACTCAAAATGCAGGAAAAAATTTCAAAAATGTATGAATCTCAGATTGAACAATTAAATAAGAAGTTGGAAAATTCTATATCACAAATTAAAAGCTATGAACAAGGCTCTAATTCTTCTCTCTACGAAGAAATTAACAAAGTCAAAGAGAAGTATGATTTGATGTATAGAGAGAAGGAAAAACAAGTTGAAAGAATGACTGATGTTTATGAAAAAATGCTGGTTCAACAATCTAGCAAGAGCACAAGTCATAAGGGGTCTGAAGGTGAAAAGAAATTTGAAGACTATGCTAATACCTTTATAGACTTCAAGGGATTTAAAATCATTGATAAACATACACAAGGTGGTGAAGGCGATTTTCATCTACATTTTGAAGAATTTGATGTCCTTGCTGATGCTAAGAATTATAAGAAGAAAGTTCCTCTCGATCAGCGAGAGAAAATTAAAAAGGATTTGCTAAAAAATGAACATATTCATTTTGGTTGGTTAGTTTCTCTCAACACTTCTATTGACAAATTTGATAGAGCTCCTATAATGTATGAATGGATCAATACAACTCAATGTTTGGTCTATATTAATAATCTTACCAGTTTTGAAGACCCTGCTAAAATTTTGCGAATTGTTTGGTTTACATGTAAGGAGCTTAAAAAAATGACACAAGATGTAAATTTTGATGAAGAAGAGCTAGTTAAACTTAAAGAACAACGATTCACCTTTATGGATAAAATCAAAAGTTTACGAAAAAATATTCGAGAGATTAATACTTCTATAAATTCTACCAAAAATTTAATTCAATTAATGGATGAACAATTAAAAGAAATATTAGATTCAGAGACTTCTCAGATGATTGAATCAAATTTCTCTCTATTTGATGAATGGTGGAAGACTAATGTTGAGATAACTAATGATGAAACGGTAGTTAGTTCAACAGATTTATGGTTCAAATTTAAACAAGAGAATAAAGATATAATAAAAGAATTTGAAATTACACCTGAAAAATTTAAACAATTTATTAAATCTAAAGTCCCTATATCAAGTATTACAATTAAGAGCAAGAATTCCAATTCTGCCTTTGATATTAAAGGTATTAAGATTGTTTCTTCTTCAATTGGAGAGAATAAAGAAACTATTGTAGAACCAGAAAAAATACAACCAGAAAAAATAGAGGTTGAATTAAACGAAGATGCTCTAAAGAAAAAAAGAATTATTAAAAAAAAGAATTGTTAAAAAAAAGAATTGTTAAGAAGAAGTAGTTAATTTATTATTTATATTTTTAAAATTTAATTTATAATATTTTCAACTATTGCTTTGATTAATGGAGGTGGAACAGCGTTACCAATTTGAATAATTTGTTCTTTAGTGCTACCATTTATTTTATAATCTTCAGGAAATCCTTGAATTTGTTTAAGCTCATCAGATAATAACATTCTAAGATAACATCCACTTGGATTTTTAAGCGGAACAAATAATCTTGGTTGATGTTCATAAGTACAAATAATAGTTTTCGATGGTTGACGAATATCTATAATTTCACAATGTATTGGACTGCCTCTTTTTCCAAATGAGAATAAATAATCGTAATCTTTACCGTTATAACTTTTGTCATCATCACCTGCGACAATTTTGCTAACCAAATATGGATGAGCACCATTATTATGTTTATAAGTAGTAGTATCACTCATATTTGTTAGGATACATTCTTCAGGAATATCATTGAACCATTCGCTATTTACTTTAATAGCTCCAGTCATGTCATATTTTATAATTGGAATAAGATTTGGGGTTGTTATTAAAGGTTCTGGGAAGCTGGGTTGCCAACCATATGGATTATCTTTTTTAATTCCTATAATAATAAGACGTTCGCGTGATTGAGGAACATTAAAATCGTGACATTTAAATACTTGATAAATAACATTATAACCTAATTTTTCAAATTCTTCCACAATGATGTCAATATAAAGTTGACCATTAGATGCTTTTCGGCTTAATAATCCTTTGACATTCTCTCCAATAATCATATTTGGCTGAATAATTTTTGTTGTTCTTAAAAATTCTAAAAATAATGTATTGCGAGGGTCATCGTCTTTCTTTTTACCTGCTGTGCTAAATCCTTGGCAATTATGAGCTATAGTATTGTATACAATATAACTATTATCATTTTCAACTTCAAAATTATAAACAGGCTCATTAGTAGTTGAACTTGTTGTAATAGATGATATTTTATACCAAACATAGTCTCCTTCAATAAATGATGAAATATTACGTTGTCTATTAATATATACTTTTATTTGATATAAATCACGATGATTTACAATCCTTCCTAGTATAACACAAGTTCCAGATTTTAAAGTTTTATTAATGCTAGCAATATGTCCTAATTTCAAATATAAACGCTGAAGTCCGTATGCTAAATTATATGAAACAGTAGAAATTATATTTGCGTTACCATTAATAGACCCATCAGCTGCCATATATCCATTTATAAATTCTTGAATTAAATTATTTGGAGCATCTTGGACCCATTCAGGAATTAATTTTCCATAAGCATATTTACCAAAATTTTTTAATATATTAAACCATGTAAAATCAGCGCAACCGTATTTATTACATTTTTCAGATTTATCTTTATAAGTAATTTTTAGAACATTTTTTATTCTTTCGAGCGAGTCATTATCATCTTCATGAAAACAAAATCTAATTTTATTCATATTTCTTCCATCACTTTTTTTAGTATCTTCTAACCAACCATCACCAACAAAATATCCCATCATAAACCATTCATCAGGATTATTAATTGAAATACTTATTGTGTCAGTTCTTGACTTATTAACCATTTTTTCAAATTCAAATGTAGGAATTTCAGTTTTTCTATTAATAACCATTCCAAACATATGATTTTCTTGAATTTGATTAGCATTTTTCCATTCAGGTTCATTATAAGAATTTTCATATTTTCTTAGTGTATTATTCCATATCTTTTTTTGTTCACGAACATAAAATGGATGCTCTTCAGTACATTTTATAATTTCTGGATGATATTTAAGCTTAAAATTATATAAATCTTTATTATACATTTTTTTTTGTAAATTTACGATATTTTGAAATTTGCCAGTATGAGTTAACAATTTATCTTCAATTAAAACATTTTGAATTGCCTTATAACCATTATTTGTTAATACAAGTGTATCTTTTACAAAACAAGGAAAACCAGCAAATATAATATCAGTCTTACCTTTATATTTAACAAAAGTTTCATCTTTTAATTTTGAAATATCATTTACTTTGCCTTCATGAATAAGTTCAGAGTCAGGAAAATTTGCGTCATGAGATGTACAAAATAAAGGTTTTAACTCATTATAGGCAATTACTTCACATCCTGCTTGTTTAAGACCCAAACTATCGCCACCTAATCCAGAAAACAGACTGATAGAAGTAAACTTAGAATTCATTTTGTCTATTAAATTATATGATAATTATTATTTAAATAATTATCATTATTTAATTTATCTTAATTCGTGCATTCTAACTTATTGTAATAAAAGCATTATTATTCATTTCTTCTATTAAATCAGCATAAATATTGTCTAATTGTTTATTGCTGTCTTTTCTTTTACTAAAATTTATCATATTTAATTTTCCTATTCCAAATAAACTGCTAAGTTCGTCTTGTTTATTAAACATATCTTCATATTTTATACAGTATATTTTATAATTTCTATTTTTATTTACTTTTACATAGTTATTGTAAAATTCTCTAATTTTATATAAATCTTTTCCAGAAGCCAAAACATCATCTAACTTTATCGTAACATCTGTTTGAATATGTTCTAAATGGACTTTATGTTGATCATAACCATATTTATCAGTGAATCTGCTTTGAATAGCAAAACTAGGATTTCTATAAATGTATATAACATAATAATTTTCTAATTCATTGTCAGGTATAGTTACACCATTAAACCATTCAAAGTATGTGTTTCCATCTTTTTCATTTCCCACATATTCTAAATTATTAGGAGGTTTTCTGCTGTGTATATGTTTTACATTGCCATATTTTTTTAGTGCCGAACATAACAATGTAGAACCACATCCACCATATGAACAAACATAAAAATTTTTTGTCATCTTATACTTTATATGGATATTTTATACTTATATAAGTATTTTATATAAAATTTAAATTTTTGACTTTATGATATATATATATATATATATATATTAATTTAACTACTTAAAGACCGAAACACTACATCATGAAGGTAAAAATTGAAAATTCTTGAAAATATGCCATTTTTTCTTCCCTACATATGAAGAGAAATCCACTGATTTCAAAAAATGAAAAGTATTAATTTTACAAACCTCTTTTTGAGATTTATCTTCTGTTAAATAATAATCCACAGCGTTAAATTTATAATCATCACTTTTATGCTTCATATATTTGGAGATATTTTATTATATTTGCAAAATATAACTATGAATATAACATTTATAGGTAATTGTCAAATGCTATCATTATGTTATTATTTTCAACAACTATTGAGTAAAGATAATTACATTTGTTGGATTTTATATGGTGAAGAATTTAAACAACATTTAGGTAATTGGAGTGTGAAATGTAAAAATAAAATAATGGATTATAATAATTCAATTCAAACAATTAAAAATAGTGATATTATAATATATCAAATTATAGATGTAAAAAGATCATTATTTTCTAATACAAATACATTACGTCAACTAACGAAAAATAGTTGTAAATTAATTACAATGCCATCTATTTATTTAATTTATAATGATTTTTCAAATTCTATAAAAGAGTTAATAAATCGTGAAAATGCAAATAATGTAGATATAAAAGTTTCAAATATATTATATAAGTTTAAGCATGTTAATTTAATGCTAAGTTGTCATCATCCTAACACATTTTTATTTTTAGAAATAATAAAAATATTATGTAATTTACTTAATTATAATTTTTTTACAAAACAGCAGTATTATAATTTTTTAAAAAATAAAAATTATATGGAACTTCCATAATAATCGGCATTTTAAATGTCTAATGGTGTAAAAAAACAGTTCAAAGAATTGTTACGAAGGAAACTCCAAATAAAGGTCGTAAACTTTATGTATGTAAAGAACGTAAATGTAATGTATTTATATGGCATTAATATATATTTTACAAATGAACTTAAAGACGAAACACTACATCATGAAGGAAAAATCTTGAAATTCTCAAAAATATGCCATTTTTTCTTCCCTACATATGAAGAGAAATCCACTGATTTCAAAAAATGAAAAGTATTTTGAAAAATCAAAAATGGACAAAAAAAATGTCCAAATTTGGAAAGTGAAAATACTTCTTACTGACGAAAAATTTTGTCTAGATAAAAAAAATTATCGTCTTAATTTAAATGAAATATAAAAAAATTATGACCATATTTTTTTATTTTTTTGCGGAAAAGTATTTAGGAATATTTTCTGTAGCTATATAAAGCTACATGAAAGCTACAAAAAATATGCTCAATACTTTCTATTGTGAACTTTGTGACTATGAATGTTGTAAGAAATCTTCTTGGAAACAACATAATTTGACAGCAAAACATATTAAAGCTACAAATGGGCTAATGCCGGCTACAAAGAAATATGCTTGTGAGAATTGTACAAAAAACTTTAAACATCATTCAAGTTATTATCGTCATAAGAAAAAATGTGAAAAAACGCATATAACACCAGAAAAATCTATAAATAATCAATCAAATATGATAACAACCGAATTGGTAATGGAATTAATAAAAGACAATAAAGAGATGAAACAAATAATATTAGAACAAAATAATACAATCAATAGTTTAGTGAAGAATGGAACAAATAATAATACAAATTCTCTCAACAACAACAACAACAAAACATTTAATCTTCAGTTCTTTTTGAATGAAACGTGTAAAGATGCGATGAATATAATGGACTTTGTTGACTCAATTAAACTACAACTATCAGATTTAGAAAGGATGGGTGAAGTAGGTTATGCTCAAGGAATTTCAAAAATAATCACTACAAACTTGAAGGCACTAGATGTAACTCAACGTCCAGTTCATTGTACAGACAAAA